ATTTCACATGTAATGCAACATTTACAATTTATGGCAAACCAAATAGCAGAGCAACAGTTGCCACCTGAAATACAACAACAACTACAAGAAGCCTCACAGCAAATGCAACAACTTGACCCACAATCACAAATGGCTTTACAACAACAAATACAAACCATAATTGAAAATTCTAGTGCGCCTATATTGGCACAGCTATCAAATGAATTTTTAGCATCGGTACAACCACCGCAACAGCAAGACCCATTGGTTGCAATTAGACAACAAGAGTTAGGTTTGCGAGATAAAGAAATTGAGTTCAAAAATCAACAGTTTATGGCTAAAGAAGAGCAGGATGCTATGGAAAATGCAGCAGAATTGCAGATACAACAAAGCAAAGCAGAACAACAAGCTGCTATAGGCAATGAAAAAAATGAAATTGCAAAACAAAGATTAGAACAACAAGCAGAATTAAAATTAATTGATTTACAAGCGAGGATGAATAAATGACAAGTTCAATAAATGAAAAAATAAAAGAACAGATAAAGGCAAAAAAAGCTGAAATGAAGAAACAGGAATCTATTGCAAGCCAAGAAATAACCAGAGCAAGAGATGAAAAGGGTCATTACATGGCAGATGACCCAAGCACACCTGATGTAAATGAGGCTTGGAAAGGCGGTAAAGCACCAACCAAAAAAACAAAAAAATCTGTGAAAAAAAAGAAAACGGTAGCAAAAAAGAAAACCACAACAAAAAAAACTAAAAAAACTAAGGAGTAGAATATGAAAGCAAAAACTTCTATTACAATAAAAGGGCAAGGCAGCATACCTTTATCTCAACCGAAAAAAGTTAAAGCTGACAATAAACATAACCCCGGATATGGTAAAGGTAAAAGCAGAGGCGCTGGAGCTGCTTTAAGAGGTAATAAATTCAACGGCGTGTTTTAAATTATGGATTTGTATGATTTTATTCATGCAATTCGTAAAGATTTGAATGAAAGAGAGGAACAGATAAAAACCATATTGATGACAGGTGGCATAAAAGATATGGAAAAATATCAATATTTAATGGGCGAAATATCTTCATTATCGTATATTCATGATAAGATAAAAGAACACTTACACGAACAAGGAGATTCAAATGGAGAGTGAGCCAAAAAATACCGTTGAAGAACGGGCGGAAGAAGAAAATATAAATTTAGATAAAGCATTTGTAGAAGAGGACAAACGAGTGCTTGACCCTAGTTTATTAGATAAAAGTGTTTTAGAGCGCATGCCACAACCAACAGGTTGGCGTTTATTGGTGTTGCCTTACCGAGGTAAGGGAGTATCAGAAGGTGGCATACAATTGGTTAAAGAAACCATTGATAGAGAAACCCTAGCAACTGTGGTTGCTTACGTTGTTGCAGTTGGCCCTGACGCTTATGCAGACAAAAAAAGATTTTCGTCTGTTTGGTGTCAAAAAGGCGACTGGATAATGATAGGCAGATACGCAGGCTCTAGGTTTAGGTTGGCTGATGAAAGCGAAGTCAGAATTATAAATGATGACGAAGTCATAGCCACAATTTTAAACCCTGATGACATTGTTTCAGTATAAGGAGAAATTATATGAGCGAAATAAATAACGAAAATCAGGTTCAAGCTGAAGAAGAAATAATGGTTGATGTTGTAGAAACAACAGAAAATATTACTGAACCAGAAGCAGTTGAAGCTAACTCAGGTGGCGACGACGAACTTGATAAATACACAAGAGGTGTATCGAAAAGAATAAACAAACTTAATGATAAAATAAGGCAAGCTGAAATGCGTGCTGAAGCAGCAGAATCAAAGTATGCTAAATTATCAAGTGACTATGACTCTGTAACTAAAAGAGCCTCGGTGTTAGATAAAAGTTACACAGAGGAGTATGAAAACAGAGTAAATTCACAGCGACAACAAGCTGAAGATTTATACAGAAAAGCTAGAGAAACAAACGACCCTGATTTAGAGGTTAAAAGCGTTGAGTTACTCAACAAAGTAGCACTTGAAGAAGAAAGAGTAAGACTAGCTAAAGTTCAACTAGAAAGCCAAACACAAAATGCGACAGTTGTTGAACAAAATGTACCAAACACAACACAACAAGTGTATGATAAACCTAAGCCTGATACTAAAGCAGTAGAATGGTCAGAAAAAAATGACTGGTTTCAAAAGGATAGAGTCAAGACATACACTGCTATGGGTATTCATGAAGATTTGCTTAGCGAAGGCTATGATGGAACTGAAAATGAATATTACGAAGAATTAGACAAAAGGCTACAAAAGGTTTATCCTGATTTACAGGCAGAGCCTAATGACGTATCAAAAGAGGCTAACTCAACTGTGCAAAGAGTTGCTTCTGCTTCCTCAGGAAGTCGTCAAGGAACACAAGGTAAGAAAAGCGGTATTAAGATTAGTTCTAACCA